TAAGTGACTCTCTAGATAATCAGATAGAAGATATCATTGACAGCATTGACCACTTACCCGAACCTATTAATATTAAAACAGGTAAAGATAGTGGATTTGCTGATGCACTCTATTCAGCTTTTACTACTTTAGATAATTCACTAAATCAGGCATTCCGTGGATTAGCTCACAAGTTATTAGAAAACCCTCAAGGTAATGCACTTCCTGATGACACAGCTTCTATTAAATCTTTTATCTTTGACAAGCAGATTAACTCAGCTGTTAAGAATAGATATAATGAAGGCTATGAAGAATGGTCCGTATCTGAAGGTAGAAATATTGCTTCAGCTTATCTTGATGTAAAGAACTTCAAGCCTAAATTTGATAACCAAGTTTACGCTAAGATTACTAATCCTGATTTAGAAGTTCATCCAGCAATTGCCAAAGCAGCTGATGGATTACGTGAAGGATTTGCCAAAGCATTAGAAATACGTAAAGCGAAAGGAGAATTAGGGTTTGAGCATGTTAAGTCAGATTCTCGTTATATCCCTCGTATTATGGATGGTGCTAAGATGGATACAGCTGTTAATAAATATAACAAGGCAACTGTATTAGCAACCCTATCTCAAGGCTATCAAACTGGTGGTATTAAGTTAAGCCAGAAGAATGCTGATACATTAGCGGAGATGCAGTATAACCGTACTATGTCGTCTACACTATCAGCAAGACATGCTTTTGAAGATGTTGTGTCTGTAGCAGAACGTGAGCGATTCTTGAAAGAATTAGAGACAGCTGGTGTACCTAAAGAAGTATTAGAAGATTTTGTAGCTGAGAAAGAGTTAGCTGAATTAACTGATAGTGTTTCTAGTCGTGCTAAGTTTGGTGTCTATATTAATCCTGAAGCTGAAGTTAATGGATTAAAAGTACAAGAATTACTTAATACAAATGTAGCTGAGCTTTCTCAAAACTACTTCAAAGAAGCAGCAGGGGGAGCAGCATTAGCAACTAAAGGTATTAAGAGTTATTCACATGGCATGTCACTAATAGATGCAGCTGAGCAAGTTGGACGTAATTCAGGTTTATCTAAAGAACGTATGGCAACTGAAGCTCAAATGTTACGTGATACTGTTACTATGATGTATGGTAAATCAACTGAAGCTGACCCCACTTCATTAGCTGTTGTAGGTGCTAGGCGCGTTCGAGAATACACAGGTATTATTCGATTAGGTCAAGTAGGTTTTGCACAGATGGGTGAGATTGGCAGAGCTATGGCTCATCTTGGATTAGGGACAGTTCTTAAAAATGTACCTGTTGCTTCTTTGTTTAAATCACGAAGAGGAATAAGAGCGGGTGGCAAATCTAGTGGTGATTCAATTGAACCTGAATTACGTGAAATAGAAGAGCAGCTGGGCTATGTAGGTGAAGACAATTGGCTAACACCTGTTTCAGTTCGTCATGAAGATTTAGGTGAAGTAGGAGAAGCTGGTGCAGTTGGTCGTATCTTTGATAATATGACAGCGGCAGGTGGTAGAGTAAATGCTATTGCAAGTGGCTTCCAAGCTATTCAAGGTGGTTCTGAGAAACTAGTAATGAGAGGTATCAAACAGAATCTTATTAAGATGGCTGAAGGTGACAATCGTTTTAGTAGACAGTTACTAACTGAGTCAGGTTTGACAGATGAGTTTATTGATGAATTCTCTGAGTTCATTAGAAAGAACCCTAAGTCTGAAAAGTTTAATGGTAAGGATATACGCTTAATGAACTTTGAAGCTATGTCACCTCAAATGAGAGAGACTTTAGTTATTGCTATGCAGCGTATGTCAGGTCGTATGATTCAAAGAAACTTCATAGGAGATACTTCTCCGTGGATGAATAAATGGGTAGGTAAGTCTTTAACTCAGTTTAAATCATTTAGTTTAGTTTCTATGGAAAAGCAGTTAATACATGACCTTCGTGGTGATAAAATTAAAGCTGCACAAATACTGATGTTTTCTAGCCTTATGTCATATATGGCTTATTCATCTCAACATCTACTACGTTCACTGGGGGAAGATGACCCTGAGGCTTATCTAGCAGAAGCTTTCGATGAACGCAATGTAGCATTTGGTGTATTCAATAAACTTCCTCAAACTGCTTCCGTGTCACTAGCTGGTGATGCTTTGGCTACCTTTGGTGCTCTTCCTGATGAATTATATTCTACAGGTGGACGTATGGGATTCAGACCTATGAACACTGGTAATGTTGCCCCTGCTCTAGGTACAATCCAAGGTGGTGTAGACTTAGTAGGTTCACTTGTTAATACATTATCAGGTGAAGGCGAGACTAAGGATACAGCAGAAAAGCTAAGAAAACTTATTCCATTAGGGAATACAATCGGTGTAGGCTCAGTCCTACAAGCAGCTAACAATCAATTATAAGGAGTCATTATGGCTTTTTCATTTACGCAAAGTGTAGGAGATGGTACAACTGTCTCTTATCCTTTTAGTTTTGTAGGAGAAGGTAAGGGTTATCTAAGAGACTCAGATATTAAAGTTTTCTTAGATGACGTAGAATCTACTTATACTCTTATTGGTACTAATACTATTCAATTTAATACTGCACCTTCAGTGGGTGCTGATATATTAATAAGACGTATTATGCCTAAAGATAAACCGTATACTGACTTTTCTCGTGGTAATAACTTCGGGCAGAATCAATTAAACTTTACGGTATTACAACAACTATACATCTATCATGAAATACTTGATGGTTTTTCAGATGGTGTGACTGACCACCAGTTCCAAGCAGACATAAATATGAATGGTCATACTATTCGTAATATGGCAGCACCTGTAGGTGATGGAGATGCAGTTCCTTTACAATTCCTTCGTGAGTTTGTAATAGATGAACAAGGTGGTCTTGCACTTGTCAACAGAGCAGAGACAGCTGCAATAAGTGCTGAGACTAGTGCTAATCATGCTGAAGACTTATATAATGACTTTAGAGATGATTATATGGGTAATGGCCCTGTCTTTCCTGTTCCTAATAAAGCTGGTTCATTATTCTATTATGATGGTCCTGATTTTACTCAGGGGCTTTACATAAGCTATCCTCAAAATAACGACCAGTATACAGGTACTTGGAGTCTTATCTCAGGTGTTGGCCCTCAAGGAGCTACAGGCCCTCAAGGTGTTCAAGGGTCTGATGGTGTTAAAGGGGAACAAGGGATAGAAGGTCCTCAAGGTATTCAAGGTCAGCAAGGTATTCAAGGTGCGCTAGGTGACACGGGACCCTCTGGTATTAAAGGTGAAACTGGTGCTACAGGTCCTCAAGGTGTACAGGGCGTTGTTGGCCCAGTAGGTGCAGTTGGTGGACAAGGCCCAACGGGTGCAGAAGGCCCAGTAGGTCCAGCAGGTATACAAGGTGTAGTCGGTCCAGTTGGTAACACGGGGGATACAGGTCCTCAAGGACAAACAGGACCAACAGGCCCTCAAGGTATTGAAGGACCAGAAGGTATTGTAGGACCCGTTGGCTCTCGTGGCCCTCAAGGTCACCAAGGTGTAGAAGGTGCTCAAGGTAATACTGGAGCTACTGGTGAACAAGGTATCCAAGGTGTAGGTATCCAAGGAGCTGTTGGTCCTCAAGGAGATGAAGGTCCTCAGGGTGTTCAAGGTCCAATAGGCCCTCAGGGTGTTGGTTTGCAAGGAGTAGAAGGTCCAGAAGGTCCAGAAGGGCCAGACGGACCACAGGGTGTTCAAGGTATTAGTATCACAGGGCCAACAGGACCTCAGGGTGTTCAAGGCCCATTAGGACCCCGAGGCATACAAGGTATTGATGGTCAGTCTTTTAATATTGATGCTATTGGTCTTATTTCAGAACGAGTTAACTATAATAACGAATTAGCGGATTTTAAATACTATGCAACTGATTACAGTGTAACAGCAGATGAAGAACCTGATTTTGATAGATTTATAGGTAATGGTACAACAACTGATTATACCCTAAGCTATACAGCAGATGGTCCTCAGTCCATACAAGCACAAGTAGGTGGTGTGGTTCAAGGCCCTGATAACTATGATATCGAAGTAGTTAATGAAGTTTATACAGTTAAATTCCATGAAGCGCCTACAGCAGGTCTTCAGGTATTAGTACGAGAGTTTAGTATTGCTACTGGGTATGGGGCTATTTTCATTAAAGAATCTAACACCTCAGGCGATTGGTCTCCTGCTATCCCATTTGGTAGAGGACCTAGAGGTGACCAAGGAATAGAAGGTAATCAAGGAGTTATTGGACCACAAGGTGCTACAGGCCCATTAGGACCACAAGGACCTGTTGGTGCTCAAGGTATCAAAGGGGTTCAAGGTTCCGTTGGTCCTCAAGGTGCTCAGGGAGATACAGGACCTAAAGGAGTTCAAGGTGACCAAGGTATTCAAGGTACAGTAGGTATTCAAGGCCCTCAAGGGGCAGTTGGTGCAGAAGGTCCTGAAGGAGACCAAGGTATAGTAGGCTCTCAAGGTATCGCTGGTGTCCAAGGTGATAAAGGTGATACGGGAAGCACAGGTGGTACTGGACCTCAAGGACCAACAGGTACGGTAGGCCCTCAAGGAGCTACAGGTGATGTAGGACCTCAAGGCACAAGTGGCCCAACAGGTGATACAGGCTCTCGTGGTGCAACTGGGCCTCAAGGACCAACAGGTAATCAAGGTAGTATTGGACCTGAAGGTCCTGAAGGAGACCAAGGACCAGCTGGTATTGTTGGACCTCAAGGCGCTACTGGTGACGTTGGACCGCAAGGTCAGCAAGGTAAAAGTGGTGACCGTGGACCAACAGGTATTCAAGGTGCAGAGGGTGACCGTGGGCCAACTGGTATCCAAGGACCTCAAGGTAATTTAGGTGCTACAGGACCACAGGGTGCTCAAGGGCCAGTAGGTGCTCAAGGTGCTCGTGGTGACCAAGGCTCAACAGGACCAACAGGTGGAGTAGGACCAACAGGTGGTCAAGGACCTGAAGGGGATGAAGGTGCTAGTGGTCGTAGTTCAGGAGGAGATTTAGTAAGTATAGGAAGTGTGTCTCTTACCAGTACTATAAAGACAGGTGTCCTGAAAACTATAACAATTAATGAAACAGCAGCCTTTCGGAGAAGACTTATAATCTCTGACTTTGAAGCGGTAGGTAACAGTAATTCTATTAATGGAACTCAAGTAAGTCTGCAATTATACAGCGGTGCATTCTTGGTGGCATCTGCAACTTCTTCACCTTTAACAGGTAATGGAGATAAAGAGAGAATAGGCTCTTTCGCACTCTCAATAGAGGCGGGAGCCGTAGGTACTTATACCTTAAAAGCTCAATCATCTAATGGAGGAGCAACGATACGAGGACATATAAGAAGCAGTACATTTGGTTTCTCTTCCAATAACGGAATAGTCTCTATTATGCCTGAAACTAATGAAACAACTATTACATAATTATAGGAGTTATAATGGATAAGATACAAGTATACGGGGCAGACTCTGCCCTAGTCGCTATGACAAAACAAGAGTTCTTCGCCCAAGCAGAGAAGCGTATACGCGACTCTGCGGGGAGTGGGTTTAGTGAGTGGGGTAAACACTTTGTAAACAACGCAACTGTGAACGAAGGTTTGTGGCAACATAATACTGACGCAGCTAATGCTAATCGTCTAGCCATGGGGTTTGAGGAATCAGGTTCGGGTATATCAAGAAGCACAAACCCTATAGGAGTAGTGAGTGGGGTTAGCTTAGCAATTAACAGTATTAATTATGCAGGAGAGAGAAACTACATACAATTCCCTGACGCTCCTGATGGTACTAAGACTTACGACTCAGCTACAGGTGTGGTTACTCAACATACGAGTGCGGCAGAGGCGTTTGAAGGTTTGGTTACAGATGGTGATTTCCGTAGTGGTGGTATTACTAACTTCACCTTTAATAATAGTACAGGAACTTTCTCTAATGGAACAATACAACTCGTCAGCACTAATGCGTCTTGGGCATCTATGACGCAATCTTTAGGTAGTCAGACGCAGCTTGAATTTAAGGTAGAGGTCGTAATATCTAGGTCAGATGTAGATTTTGATATCCGTCTAGATAATATACCCATAGCTGCGTATCCCGCAGGTACTACAGGAGTTATTACTGTCATAGGTGATAGTTCACAGGACACAACATTAGACTTTGCGGTAGTCTCTAAGAGTACAGCTAGTGGTGCTGAATTACATATAGAATCACTGTCCGTAATGCCAGTTACAGAACAAGTAATCACCTCACGTAAAGACTTCGCATTCTTAGAAGTATTCCACGAAGAAGTTAGCTTAAATGCTGGCGTTGATGGGAACAAAGATGAAGTGTACTACAAAGGTATGGTTCAGTCAGGTAAGACTAATCCTTACGGTATAACATCTACTACTCGTAGTGATGGGTACACACGCTTCGGTGAGTGGGATTCAGTAACTACAGGACACCGTGTTATATGGTCAACGATGAACTTCATTGAACGTAATGAATTCTTACAAGACCCTGAGAATAACTTCTACCGTGATGGTGACAAGATTATTCAAGTACGTGGACGTATAAGAGTTATTGAAGGTTTAGGTGATGATTGGAAAGGCATAAAGACCGAAAGCCATACAACTTGGTTTGGATATAATGTTTCAGGTACGGCTAACGCAATTAGACAGAGAGGTTCAAGCACAAGTTCAGGGGATTTTTACGTAAGCGGTAGCGATAACGGTCGTTTGTATGTAAATCAAAACTACACAGATAGTTCAGTCAACGAAAATGGTTTGTGGACTCCTAGGAATACACCAGAAACAACAGTTGCCCATGATAACCAATGTTTCGCTTTACCTATCGCACTAGTACAACGTAGAAACCAAGGTGGTTATCATCCTGCTTATAACCCTAATGGTTGTAGCAAATTTATACATTCAAACGGGAATGATGCTAGAGATTGGACAAGCACTGCAATTAGAGTGCCGCCAACGTCAATGTCGAGCTGTTTTGGTGCGGAAGCACACACAGGGACAGGCGATATAGGTTCAAGTAATACAGGGCGAATACAAGACTCAAAATTCTACGATGCTATCTACGCTAGTGACGTTGACGATTTACGTATGAGTTCTCTTATCAAGACAGATGAACAGATACATGCTAAGTATTCACCAAAGGCGAAAGCTGGTGATATACGTGGGTACGAGGGTGTCCCTTTTACTAAATGGTATGTGGTAGGCAGTACCTCAGTAGGTACAAGCTCCCCTAATATAGTTAAATTACCTTTGGCTGATATAACAGGACAACCCTTTGATGCTAATGAGAGTCAGTTTCCAGCAACAGGGAGTGTAATAGTGGGAGGGACTGTACACGCAGTTTCAGCGTTATCTTCTGATGCTGTTAATTTGTATATAAAAAGCCCTACATTACCTACTGGTGGTGTTGCTGGTGGCTCTTCCGTAGTTGCTGTTATAGGTGAAGCTAGTTCACACAAGCAAGCCAACCCTACTTGGACATCGCTGATAGGCGACCCAGCTAGAATTTTAGCTACGTTCCCGAACGGTGTTGAAGGTCAGTGGATTCCTATTTTACCTAATGGAGCTAATACTCCAAAGGAACTTAATAGAAAGTCGTTAGCCGTTGCTACTGCTATTGCGGAACATACGTTAGATGATGGACTAACTTGGGACAAGGCTACACCGCCAATTGACTCAGTAACCAATGAAGTAACAGTCAATGACCCAGTGAATCGGGTATGGCTAATCCACTACGAAACCAAAGCTCACTTCACAGAGGATGCGCTTAAAGCAGCCAGTACGTACGAAGGTGACTTGTTTGCTACAAATGCTAACACAGATTTTCGTGGTTGTATCTTACGTAGCTCTCTAACAGGTAAAATCAGTACGGGTAATAACTCAAAGTGGCAATGGCAAGCACCTTTGACATACCTGTTACTAGAAAATTCTGGGAGTGGTTCGTTTATCGCATCAGGTACAAAATACGAACCTGAACACGCACCTGTAGAATTAAATGGTAACTCAGGTAGTGCTATTAAGTTGTTTGACAAGGTAGTACACGAAGATGGTGTGGCTAACTTGCATTTCCATTACAAGGATATGATTTATGATACTGAGATTAATTCTGGTACTGATATTACCTTTATTGACAGGAGCGATACTGATACTACCTTAACAGTTATTGGTGATTACTGCCACATTACTAGTGGTACGTTCCAAGGGTACTATAGAATCGTTAATGATACTTCCGTTGCAATGAGTGCTAACTTATGGTCACATGATATCGAAGGTAACATCATAGATGCTAATGGTGGTATATACTTTGAACTATGGAATGGTAATGGCTGGGGTGATGATGATATGTTCCAGATAGTTAACAATCAAGGGTCGTTCACAGATGACAATGGTAATGTTGGTGTCCGTGGTACTGCTAAACTTAGAAGAGGTGCTGTTCAGTACTTCTCAACGGAGATGTAATAAAATGATAGAAAAGTTCTTAACATCTGTAGAGATACAGACTAAACCAGCACTTAGGGTTTTTGATGAAGAGCTTGGAATCTGGAAGACAGCTACGGAGGCTGAGTATTACACTCAGTCTTTCCTAATGCCTCGTCCAGAGACTAAAGTTCAAGCTGACTTAGATAGAGTAATCCGACTTAATAAACCTGCATGGGTTATAGCAAGATTTGAAGCTCTAGTACAACTAGGTCTTGATTGGGATTGGTGTGATGAGTATGTTCATTATACAAATGACTTGTATGATTTTGTAAATTTCGTACCTGTTCAAGAGTATGATGAACTAGGTGAACCACTTCCATTAGTGGTCCTAGATGAGCCTGTGTTGCCAGTACATAAGAAAATGGTAATAGTATCCTATAGTGAACGTAGAGTAGCTGAATATCCTTCTATGGAAGAATTTGCTGATGCTTATGTTCACATGGTAAACGGTGACCCTCTCCCCTTAGAACAGTATGCTAAGAAGTGCTTAGATATAAAGGCCAAGTTTCCTAAAAGCTAACGGAGATATTTTATGAAAGATGAAAGTTTAAAAGAGGGCCTTGTTGAGGTAGTTAAGGCCCTACCTCCTGTAAGTGTAGCAACAGCTAGTTTTATGGGACTATCATTACAAGAGTGGGTATACGCAGTGACTATTGTGTATACTGGTTTTCAATTATTCGTATTGATACGTGATAAGATTTGGAGAAACAAAGATGGCGACAAATAAACGGTCAGCTAGTGAAGATGATGTAGGTCTCTTACATAATGCCATTACTAAAGGCTTCACAGCTAAAGTTGGTCACATGCTTGAACAGTTTGAAGAAGCTGAAGAGGCAGGTGATAATGTTGGTAAGATGATGGCGATTGATACTCGTGATTTAGCAGCAGCAGCCAAGTGGGTTCAAGCAAACGAAGTTACATGTGCTATGCCTGAAGTTCAGGGTGATAACGCTCTTAAGAAGCAACTAGATGCTATCAAGGCTAAGCAGCAAGGCCGAGTTATTAGTATGACAGATAGTATCAAGGAGGCTTAATGAAAGGGACTAAGCTTGAATTAGAAAAGCAGATAGAGTTATGGGAGAGTCTTCGTACATTACAAGAGACCTTCCCTGACACTGTAGCTGGCTTTATAATGTTTGCTAATGTAATCATCAATGCCCTAATCACAGGTAGTCCTAACTTGAACAGGATGCAAGCAGACATATGTAAGTACTTGCATTCTGGTCATAAGTATCGAATGATACAGGCTCAACGTGGTCAGGCTAAAACGACTATAACAGCAATCTATGCAGTATTTAGAATAATCCATGCACCTCATACTCGTATCGTTATATTCTCTCAGAATGGTAAACGAGCTAAAGAGATATCAGGTTGGGTTATTAAAATATTTAAACGTATGGACTTCTTGGAGTTTATGCGACCTGATGAAACAGCTGGTGATAGAGCCAGTGTAGAAGCGTTTGATGTCCATTACATCTTAAAAGGTACAGATAAATCGCCATCTGTTGCGTGTCAGTCTATTGAGGCTGGTGCTCAGGGGATGCGAGCAGATGTACTAATTGCAGATGATGTTGAGTCATTACAGAATTCACGTACTGTTGCAGGTAGAGAGTTACTTGAAGACGTTACAAAAGAATTCGAATCTATTAACCAACATGGTGATATCATTTATCTTGGTACACCACAGTCAATAGAATCTATTTATAATAACCTACCATCTCGTGGATATGATGTACGTGTATGGTCAGGTCGTTACCCTACTGTTGAAGAGTTACCTAACTATGGTAATAACCTAGCTCCATTGATTCTCGATGATATTGAGAAAGACCCAAGCTTACAGACAGGTTATGGCATTACAGGCAAGCAGGGTGCTCCTACTTGTCCTGAAATGTTTAATGACCAGATACTTATTGAGAAAGAAACATCTCAAGGTAAAGGTAAGTTTCAATTACAATACATGCTCAATACAAGATTATCTGATGAGGGTAGGTTTCCTCTTAAGTTATCTGACTTTATTGTAACTAGTATAGGTTCTCATGAAGCTCCCGTAATGCCTATATGGGCTAGCGGTAGGCATCAAGTAATAGAAGGACTACCTCGCTTTGGTAACCGTAATACAGATAAGTTTAATTCACCTGTAGAACGGAAGTATGATTGGGCTAAGTTTGAACGAAGCCTTATGTACATTGACCCCGCGGGTGGTGGTAAGAATGGTGATGAAACAGCATATGCTATCATCAAACTCATTGGTACATTTATATATGTCGTTGAAGTATCTGGCATAGCTGGTGGTTATGAAGAAGAGAAATTACTCAAACTTGTAGCAGCAGCTAAGACACATAATATAAAAGACGTTTATATAGAGAAGAACTATGGTAACGGTGCTCATGCAGCTATCCTTGCTCCTCTCTTCCAAAGAGAATGGCCTGTATCGATTGAAGAAGTACATGAGTCAGGTCAGAAAGAGTTACGTATTATAGATGTAATAGAGCCATTACTTAGCTCACATCGACTAGTTGTACCTCAAGAAGTTATTGATAAAGATTACGAAAGCACAGCAATGTACCCTACTGAAAAGAGAATGACTTATTCGTTCTTCTTTCAACTATGTCACATAACACGAGACAAAGATTGTCTACGTCATGATGATAGATTGGATGCAATGGCAGGTGCTATACGTCAAATCGTACAGTCAATAGATTACGATATGGCATCTATGCTAGCTCGTAAGCAAGCGGCTGAACAGAAAGAATGGTTAATTATGATGAACGACCCTATTAAACGTAGAGAGTCTGTCACAGGCGTAGCTGTTCATAGAAGTTCAAGACGAAACCGTTTCGGTTAATTAAACATCTAATAGAGTAATAATAATTAGGTTGCTCTATAGATACAATAAGTATTTTATTTTAATATATATTAGGAGATTTAAAACATGGCATTACCAATTACAGGCGCAGCAACTCAAGGTGCTTCAGAAGATATCGTAGCAGTAGCAAACCCATTCCCAGTAGTAGCTAAATCACGTTTAGATGATGCAACTGATGAGTTGAATGATACACGTTTATCTGGTAAGAAAAATGGTGCATTCGTATTAGCTGATAATGCTGGTACTATGACATTAGTTATGGCAACTGGTGAAGGTTCTACTGACACTTGGGCTAGCGTATTCACTGGTGCTACTTACACTACTCCAGTATAATAAACCACAATAACAAGACAGTGTAAGAACTCCTTAGGGAGTTCGCGCTCTTTTTGGAGTTAGTATGTTCAAGAATTATAAAAGCAAGCCTATTATCCGTTCAGCATATTTGATTACTGATAAAGACATTATTAAACATTTTAATGATAAGTCTGAAGTATTAGTATGTACTGAGGCTGGTAATATTCGTGCTAATGCAAGTATACCGCCTGTGGCAGGTGATTACATAGTTAAGCTTAGTGAAGCTGATGTGTATCATTGTCCTCGTGAAGTATTCAAAGAACGTAATGTTCTTACAGCTTTGAAAGAAGAAGCTTAAAGTAGTGGCGCTTGCGCCCTCTTTACTATTGGTATTTAATTATAGATATCAATACTAAGGAGTTAACATGAAGAAATTATTAATAGCAATGTTAATTAGTATTCAGCTCACAGGCTGTTCTGCTATGTCAATGCTAAGTGCTCTAACTCCAAGTAAACCTGCGGTTAGTGTAGATGCACAGATTGGCGAGGAAGCTAATAAGCAGGTTATATTAGGCAACCAGAGTAAGACAACTATAGATGCAGATAATGTCTCAGGCGACCTCAATCAGGTCTCTACTGACATTGTTACTGGATTCACAGGTGACTTGCAAGCTGGAAGCTTTACCGTTAATAATATGCCTACAATGGAAGTGATGGCATGGATAGCAGTTCTTATATTCCTTATAGGAGTATTATGTCCTACACCTTCAACTATGATTAGATGGTTAGTTAATCAAGTCAGGCAGATTGTTAATATAATCAAACCTAAGAAGGAGTAACAGTATGGCAGGTATATTACCAGCAATAGCAGCCGCTAATGTTATATCAATTGCAAGAGAGTACACAGCAGGTGTTAGTTTAGTATCAGCAGGTAGACCCGACTTAATGAACATTACTATCCAGAATAGAGATAATCAATCCATCTATTTCTGGCATGGTCCTGTGTCAGTAGATTTAGTATCTCACATGATACAAGTTTATTTACCAGAAGACCCAGCAGACTGGACAGCACAAGAGGCTACAGATGCAGGGACGTTTATGTCAGCCTATGGAGAAGAGATAGCAGCAGGAGAGCGCTTTGAACCTATGGTATCTCATAAAGGTATTATTTATAGCTATGTAGCCTCAGGTACAGCTAAGGCGCATGTACGGTTCAGTTCAAGTAAATTAGAGCATAATGCTCAGTTAGAAGAAATGAATAACCCGTAGACCACATTGAGTACTCAGGCGAAGCAACAGTGAACATCTATAATGCTTATGCGTTACAGTTAGTAGCTTTAGTTTTGCTTGAGTGCTCTTGCATTAAGAGGAGAGAGAGTATGAATTTTCCAGAAATATTTATATTAACATGGGTAGCTGTACTAGGGCTAGCTGTATTCTTTGCAGGTACACTAAGTGATAGATAATGCTTGTATTCTCTTAGAGAGTATGAGTCAGTATTAAGATTAGAATAAAAATTAACAGGTTATGCGAGTGGTGTTTTGCCTGTACGTGCGCGTCAGATTCCCCCATAGGGCCTGTGCATAATCATTATTCTAGGAAGTGCAAGAGAGGGCAAGCGATTGCCAGCGACAACAACAGACTCTCTTGTATAATCTTAGAGCGCACTTAGTATGTGTGTGAGATTGACCAACAAGTAGTGAGACTTGCTAAGTATTGGCGAGATTGACACGAGGGCGAGGGCCTATCTGTTTTTACTTTCATGTTGTTATTAATCTATTCATAGAGAGTCTAGGTACTAACTGTTTTTACTTGCTATGCTCATTAGTATGCTCTTAATAGAAACACAGCCTCTCTTGGTCTCTCTTAGTTATTCTCTTAGAGAGTCTAGTTATTGTAAGTAACAACCCGCTCTCTGGTATTGTCTTAGTCTCTCTTAGCGATTCTCTTAGTATATACTTAGATACTCTTAGAGAGTGTTAGAGAGTCTTGCACGTACTAGAGCTATTACTATATTTAATCAAAGATTAAAGAAGATGTTATAAGGCTACCGCCAGCACTACTCTGTTAAGTCAGCACTACTCTGTTAAGTCAGCACTACTCTGTTAAGTCAGCACTACTCTGTTAAGTCAGCACTACTCTATTAAACTATATACTCTTATTATTATACTTAGATAGCACTTAGATTATCCTTAGAGAGTCTAGCAATAGCTGAGCCTTAGCTTGTGCCACACGTGGGACAGTTATTTAAGTTGCAGTATAGATATAAGTTAATTTGCATTTAATTTAATAAAACGCTTGCACTTAATTATTTAGTGTGTAGAATGTGGGTTCTGGTTAAGGAGGAACGCCTCACAACCTAAGAGACTTGTCGAGTAAGTCTTTAAACATACAAGGCAGCCTAGAGCGACTAGCGGGGATATACTCACAGCCCGTTAGACAATCAAACTAGGAAGACGCAGGAGATGCGCACATCGAGAAAGTTGATATTTAATAGTTACTTGTAGTGAGTAGCTATACTAATATTAATTAACTAAAAGAGAATACTATGATATTACATACTGATAACATAAACCTTAAGAAGCTAGCTATTGAAGAGCTAAGAGTTTTTATTACTGCTAAGGTAGAAGAATCTCAAGCCCGAGGTTGGTCATATAAGACAACTGAGAACGCGCCCGAGAGCTTTAAGGACCTGAAAGCACAAACAGTTCATAAGTGTATGCCTATTGCTAGTTATGGTTGTGATACTAGCATTTATGGAGATGCTAAGACTAATGAAATGTTTAGATTTTGGCATGATGTTACTCATTTAGAACTTGACGAAGGCTTTAGCAAGTCAGGTGAATACGCTGTAATTAAAGACCATTTGCAAGAGGCTAGACTATATGGTTTATCTGCACTAGCTACACTTATCCTTAAGATAGACACTATGGGCCAAGTTGACTATTACTTTAGACATAAAGAGTTTGTAAACAATCAAGATGCTTTTCTTGATACCTGCTTACAGCGTGGCATGTCTTTAGCTATTAAGGTGAAACACTAATGATTAAATGGAATGGTTACTCATACACAATAGCTATTATTATATTAGCGCTCTTTGTTTATACTCTAATTACTATCATAATAGGTGCATTATCATGAGCTTAGTAGATAAATTAATTAAATGGTTTAAAGACCAGTACAGCGGCTCTTCAATTGAAACAGCTGAAGCATACGAACATATAACTTCATTAGGTAAGGATTATTAAATGAATATGAAAGAGTTCGAACAATATGCGCTTTGCGCTCTCTTGGGTGTACTATCACTCATTCCATTAGCTGGTATTATTGCAATACTTAGCCTTTAAGTTGTTAACTAGTAGCCGCTAGCAGTAGTGGTTATTATGATAACAATTTCGTTATCCCTTATATAGAGAATCTTAAAAATGACAAAGTTAATCGAAGTATCAAACAACACTATCATTGTATTAGAAGCAATCAACGCTAGCATAACTGAAGGCGCAAAACTGAAGGATGTTAAGCAGTCACTAGCCGACTTAATCAAAGAGAATAGTCTCTCGTTATCAGGCTTTGCAGTTGAATGCTTTACGCCAGAGTTTACGCTTTATGGCCTTGTGAATGCTATGAAGGCTAAGCACTCAAGTAAAGATAAGTTATCGGGTTACTTAACTAACCAAGCTATTAAGATACTAGAAGCACTTGAAGCAATGGAAGTGTCTATTACAATAGATGAAGTATCAGAAGAAGAGCCAGCTATTGACTGGTTAGAGCAGGTTAGCAATGATATTCATCAGCATTTATCAGATGCTAAGAATAGCTATATTGAAGTGGGCCGATTATTAACTGAAGCTCGTGAAGAGTTCGAAGGACAAAAGGCGTTTATTGTTTGGACCACTGAGCAATTTAATATTAAAAAGTCGCAAGCTTTTAGATTAATGCGTATATTTAAAGAGTTCGGTAATGTAGGAGGATTTGAAGGAGTGGCAATGCGCGTTCTGGATATCTTGTGTGGTGAGAGTCAAGAGGTTAAAGAGAAGGCCGCTAAGCTAGTTAAAGAGGGAGAACTTGACACTCCAACGGCTAAACTACTCGTTGAAGAAGATAAGCCAACAGAAGAGCTTACAGAAGAAGAGACTGATATTGTCACTCCTGATTTTATTGAAGAAGGTGTTGTAATTGAAGAAGAAGCTGAAAAGCCTACTCTTGATGAAGCAATGGTTAAAGCAATGAATAAGATGCAAGCTACTATAGATAGTCTTACTAAGCAGTTAGAAGAAGCTAACAAGCCTAAGAGAGTGCAGAAGCTTCCAATGCTCCCACACTTTCAATCTAATTGTATGGCTACTCGTCTAGGCTTAGATGATAAGATAAACAAAGAAGCTGTAAGAAGTGCTTACCGTAACACTGTTAAGCATTACACAAAGGAAGCTAACGAAGAGGTATTTAACCTACTTACTGAAGCATTAGAGTTCTTTAATAAAGGATTCGAAGCAGCTAGCAAAGCCTAGTTAATAACTAGTAACTACTTGTAATGAGTGGTTATTATGATATTAATTAACCTTAAATAAGTGAGAACAACATGCAAACTAATAACATTCAAAGACCAAACGCCTCTCCTGAGTATTTCAAAGCATTAGGAGCAAGAGCAGACCGCCACCGCGCTAAAGTAATTGCTAAGAAGCAACAACGCTCTATGAACTATGGAGTAGTTGAAGTGGACTTTTCAGAGAACTCAACAGGGCATAGAAACTGCCCACGATAAGTAGTTAACTAGTAGCCATTCTAAGGAGTGGCTATTGTGATAAATACTTTTCCTGTCTCACGTGTGGGACAATTAAATACAGAGAACTTAAATTATGATTAAGATTAGTCACGGCATTAAGATGGATTTTAGAAGTAGAATATACAGACATCGAGGGAGATATCTAAAGAAGGCTGCATATATGCTTTGCTGTGGTGCTGGTGTTAATAAGACAGCACATAAGAGCAAACTTGGCTTGCGTAGAACTAACATCCTTATCAAATTAATAAAGGCTAATAATTATGCTTAAGAAACAATTTAACCCTGAAGAATTGCACGAGATACAACTAGGCTTAGAAGCTAATATGTTCGGCTCAGGTATTGAGCGCTTTGAGAAGAATAATCAAAGAGCAATTGAACAGGGTGCGGCAAGTGAAACAGCTTGGTTTAGACGTTTAACTAAAGCATTCATTGAACCTTTTTCTGAAGCTATCTTAGCTTATCTTTCTTATTATGAAGGAAGAGCGGGAAGAGCTTCTATGTCATTGACTTACTTGAAGATGTTACCAGCTGAGACTTCAGCTTATGTAGCTATTAAGGTAATATTTGACAGCTTACCGCAAAGTAATGTAAGCGCTCAGATGATAGCTGAGAAGATAGGTCGCAGATTAGAAGACCAAGTAAGATTTACTCGCTTAGAAAGCTGTGCGCCTAAGTACGTAACAGCCATTAAAGATGGTTTAAAACGTGCTAAGTCTCAGAACTATGACCATGCACATCGTGTTATGGCCCATGCTGAAGGCAAGCTAGCTGATGATACTAAAGGTGCTTACCTAAATGATGTTAGACGTTGGGCTGAGTGGCCTAAAACTGATATGGTCCAGTTAGGCTCAAGACTTATTGATATATTTACAGATAATGTTTTATACAATGATAATCCTGTTGTTACTAAGGAAGTGAGAAACATAGGCACTGGCAAGCATAAGTCAGTAGCTTATTTAGTACCAACTGAAGCAGTAGTAGAGTGGGTTGAAGAGTTCAAAGATGCAGTGGGCCAGCTTAGTCCTTGTTATGCTCCTTGTGTTATTCAGCCAAGAGATTGGAAAGCACCTACTCAAGGTGGTTACCATAGTCTTGAAGTTGCTAGTAAATTACCACTAGTTAAAGCGAATAATTGGAAACTAGTTAAGCGATTATCACAAAAACAAATGCCTGTTGTCTATTCAGCTGTCAATGCCTTACAAGCTGTCAAGTGGACAATAAGCAGTGAAGTGCTGGCTGTTGCTGATAGTGTAGCAGAAAGTGATTATCAGTTAGCTATGCCTTCTAGAGAGCCTCTTAGGGCAAGTCCTGTACCTATCCCAGCTGACTTACAACACTTGAGAGGTCAAGAGCTTAAATCTGCTATGACTGAAGCGCAGTGGGATAAGTTTTCTGAATGGAAGTCAGAGAGTGCTGAGATATACGACAAAGAGCGTGAACGTAGAGGTAAGTTTGTTGAAGCAATAAGAACAATTGCACAGGCTAAAGTTTATAATAACTACCCTAACTTACACTTTGTTTATACCTTAGATTTTCGTGGAAGAGTATATTGTCAAAGCTCTTTAGTAAGTCCACAAGGTGGGGACTTACAGAAAGGATTACTTAAGTTTGCACACGGTAAGAAGTTAGGTAAGAAAGGCTATTTTTGGCTAGCTGTACAAGGTGCTAATGTATGGGGCGAGGATAAGTGTTCTTTCGAAGACCGCGTTAGTTTCATTGAAAATATGACTGAAGAGGTAAAAGATTATGCAATCGCTCCAACTACTTTCAAAGGCTGGGCGAGTGCTGATAAGCCTTGGCAGTTCCTTAACTGGTGTTTTGAATGGAATAAACTTCAAGAGTGGATACAAGAAGGCAATAGCCCTGAAGACTTCATCTCTCACATACCTGTTGCAATGGATGGTAGTTGTTCTGGTATCCAGCACTATTCAGCTATGCTTCGTGACCCTATTGGCGGCAAGTCTGTTAACCTCATTCCTAGTGGAAAGCCTGAAGATATTTATGGCGATGTTGCGAAAGTAACAATAACTAAGCTTTCAGCTATATTGGAAGATGATGAAGAGACAAGAGTTCGAAAGGACTTAGCAACAGCTTGGTTAAATGTAGGCGTTACTCGTGGTGGTACTAAGAAGTCTGTAATGACATTACCCTATGGTTCAACTCAATTAACTTGCCGTGAGTCAGTTGGCGATTATCTTAAGGAGATGGAAGAGAAGGAATATAAACGTGCTAAAGCTGAGAGCAGGGACGTTAAACTAGTACATCCTTTCAATAAAGAAAAAGATAACCCTATGAGTTGCTTTGAAGCTGAAAAGTTCCTCAGTAAGCTTATATGGGACTCTATTAGTGAAGTAGTAGTAGCGGCTCGTGTTGGTATGTCTTTTATTAAAGAGATTACTAAACACGTTGCTAAAGCTAATAAGTCATTAGAATGGATTACTCCTACAGGTTTTATAGTTGAGCAAGCTATTTACAAGACTGAAGCAAGTCGCGTGAAGACTCAATTGATGGGTGAAACTTTCTTTACCTTACTAACACCTACTGACATGATAGATACACGTAAAATGGGTAGCTCCTGCGCTCCTAACTTCATTCATTCATATGATGCAAGTCACTTAACATTAGTAACAGCTGATTTTTGTCAGAAGAATGATTTATCGCCTTCTTATGAATTAACAGCTAATGGTTATGAACTTGTTGCACTTGAGAATGATAGTGTCTCTATTGCAGTTATTCATGATAGCTTCGGTACACATGCTGGTGATACAGATATATTAAACTTATCACTTAGAGAGTGCTTTGTTTCGATGTATAAAGATAATGAACTTGAGAAGCTTAAAGAGTATTCTGAAGAGCATATACTTGAAGAGATTGAAACAGAAGTTCCTGAGTTCTTAGGTTTAGATTTATCAGTTTGTTTAGAATCAGAATATATATTTGCATAGTATAATTAGCCCTGTCCTTAATTGGATGGGGCTTATTTTTGTTATTACTTCTTTAAAATAATTTAATTAAGTTGCTCTATAGATAAACAGAGAGCCAAGAGAACAAGAGATATAAGAGATATAAGAGATATAAGAGAGATAGTAATAATAAGAGAGTACTAGAGATTCTAGAGAGTACTGTCAATTTAACCTATTAAGGAAATACCATGATTAATGATGAAACTGTAATAGACTTATATGGGTGGTTAATAACTATAACTATCTTATGGGTATCATTAGAGGATGCCGAAGTTAACTTCCGTATCGAGTCAATTGAATACACTGACCAGAGTAGTGAGAGCACTTTCAATATTACTGATATAACAAGTGATATTGTTCTTACACATCTAACCGAACTAGCCGCGCAGAAATATGAAGAAGCTCAGCTTGAGCAAGAGTTGTCCCACATGGTGGACATGCAATTACAACTTGGGGAATACTAATGAATAAACATATACTACTAGTAATGAAATGGTTAAACGATAAAGACTCAGTAAGTCAAGAAGAGTTAGTAGCTAATAGAAAAGCTGCTTATGCTGCTTATGCTGCTGATGCTGCTTATGCTGCTTATGATGCTGCTGCTTATGCTGCTGCTGCTGATGCTGCTTATGCTGCTGATGCTGCTTATGCTGCTTATGATGCTGCTGCTTATGCTGCTTATGATGCTGCTGCTTATGCTGCTTATGCTGCAAGTCACGTGAATCTTTACTTTGAATTGACTAGCGAAGACAAACAGATTTACCTAAACAACCTTTAAACACAGAGCAAGAGTTGTCCCACATGGTGGACATGCAATTACAGGATGAATGTTATGCAATTAAATAAAGATGAAATGTGGGACCTTGGTCTCATGCTTAAACGCGCCCTACTTAAAAGAGTGGATGTTATTAATGAATATGGTGTTATTATTGGAGTACAATCTCTTCACAAGAGCCTTCCATCTTTCCCTGTAGATACTGATGATGTTGCAGGTTACATAGATTCTATACTAGATGTTGAGTTATCAATTGAAGACTACGAGAATCGTATACGAAAGGCAACTAGAGCTAGTAAGATTCAGGTTTCTGCCATAGAAGCCTTATCTAGAAGATGGGGTATGGATGTATGACGACTCGTAATGTAGATATGTGTTGTGGTCAAATAGCTGACAAAGCTGAGTTGATTGAAAAGTACAATGAACTTGAGGCCAAAGCTAAAGCATTTGATGCAATAGTTAGAGCTTCAAGCAGAAGAGGCTTTTTAATGGATACTAAGACTGCTCATAAGTTTCTAGAGATGTGTAGCAATTAAGTAGCACTATAGATATACCATAACGCAACCACAGAGGATTTAACATGCGTAACTTCGAGAAGACAACCAAACGTGTAGGTAATGTAAACAAGTTCAAATCAGAGGCTCGTAAGAGTCGTAACAATAGCCGCGATTTAAAACGACAGCATGAAGGGGAATAGAATGTTAAAGCCTATTTTATTAATGCTGGCACTTATAGTACCAACCGCAAGCGCTGATGAAGTTAATGTAACTTTCTTCGGTCAGTCTACTCATTTAATTGAGGGTGACTTCAATGATAAGCATGAGTTGTTTGGAGTTGAATACATAGACACAAGTGGTGATTATGATACAGGTCATGCCGTTAGTAGTTATGTAAATTCATATAACATACAGGGGTATATGTACACTTATTCTCTGTATAGTCCTTATGATGCTCATAAGTTCAGAACTATATTCACAGCAGGTGCAACCACTGGATATAAGGATACAGGCGGTGTTTGTATTATTGAGGTGGGTGAGCTTTGTAGTGTATTAGCAATTGGTGTGGAGTATGGCAAGTACAAGCTTGTTCCACGTATAACTTTATTTGGGCCAGCTTTGGTCTTTAGTCTATCTTATAAATTTTAATTAGGAGTACAATCAACATGGGTTTATTTAGTAAAGCAGTTCGTAAAGTATTAGCAATGATGGGCGTAGAACATACGTCAGAATTAACGTATACAGGTAATGGTCGTAATGACCAATTTACCATGCCTGATTTAGCAACAGCTGAGTTAAAAGCTCAATGGTTGTTGGATAAAGAGTTAGCAACAGCGCCTAAATGGCTAGGTACTCAAGAGGCCCGTATTAAATGGGTAGTTGCTAGCAAACCTAGTTCATTTTGGGCAATAGCCTAAGTTAAACCTAAGTGCATTCTTCGGAGTGCATTTTAGTTTAACAATCAATCCCACATGTGGGACAAACAGGAGATTAATTATGAATATTAATACAGACATAGCTCGTGCTCTTTATGAGCTTCAAGTAAAGAACCCAGCTTATTTAGTTATTATTGCTGGTGGTTACCTTCGTGATATTGCTCGTGGTGTTGAGCCTAAAGATGTAGATGTGTTCCTTGCACCTCTTACTGAATCTCACCAACCTGCTATTAATGTCCCAACTGACTACGCATTGCTTTACAATGTGCATCATACTAAGACTTCTTTTGGTAGAGATATGGCGGCTCGTGGTTTGGATAGAGTTATTGGATTACAGAATATTAATCTATCAACTCAAGAAGTTCAGCTTATTATTTATTCTAAGCCTATGTCAGTACAAGAGATTGTACATGATATGGATATTAACATATGTCAGATAGGGTTTGATGGTATTACTACCTATAAATCAGGTGCTTATCTATCAGGTCATTCTACTAAAACAATAGTATGTATGATTGACTATGACCCAGCACGTATGGTTAGTCGTGTTAAACGTATGCACAAGAAGTTCCCTGATTACGAGTACCCTACTATCCCTTTAACAGAGAATGCTGAGTTTGCCTTCCCTGCAATTGAAGGTCAGTCTGGTTTTGCTTGTAAAGATTCTGAATTTAGTAGAGCCGCTGGCTCATTTGTTGGAGAGTAGTAAGATGGATATTCTTAAAATACCTAATGGCAGTCTGATACAATCGGATGCCTCTGAGAATGGTAAGACATCTCATAAGAGGTTTGGTCATAAGGGTGTTGATTATAATAACGGGCATGTTTTCTATTTATTAAATAAAGAGATGGGTGCATGGTGCGTATCTGGTACTGCATTTATAGTTCAAAGCAAGAGTACAGGTGTAGTTATTAGAGCTTGTTCTAGTTTATTTAGAGAGGTATAAGAGAATGGCTATAGTTTCTAATTCAGCTTGCCCTAAGTGTCAAGAGCGGGGTCACGACCGTAGCTCAAATCACCTAATGAGGTTTGCAGATGGAGCATATCTGTGTAATCGCAGTCACTTCCATGCAACAGGCTTGCCGTACTATGTAGCACCTAATGGAGATGACCCTATCTTGACAGCTGGTATTGATGGTAAAATCAAGTATACTCCTGACCAATTTGTAACTCTTACAGATGAAGGTAAACTTGATAACCCTATCGTTAAAGCTATGGCATTATCTGGTATGCGCCAGCAAGATGCTTGGGCCTTCTACTCTGAAGATGAGCGTAGTGTTGTAGAAGAAGATTGGAAGCATGATGAAGTGTATTTCAATCATCTTAAAATAAAGAACTTAGTATCTCGTGGCATTAAAGGCCCTATTGCTAAATTCTATAATGTACGTGTAGGCTTAGATTCTCATAATCAAGTGGAGCGTCATTACTACCCTCGCTATGATGAAAGTAAACAATTCATAGGTGCTAAGTGTCGTACTCTTCCTAAAGATTTCCATCTTGGAACATTAGGCAAGATGTGGGGCGAAGGTCTTATGTTCGGTCAGAACACCTTACAAGATGTACTTGATGGTGGTCGCAGAAAGGATAAGCTTATTATTTGTGGTGGCGAATTAGATGCTATGGCTGCACAGCAAATGTTAGTAGAGGCGCAAGCTGGTACTAAGTATGCTGGTCAACATTATCACATCTGGTCTCCCTTCAAAGGTGAGATGGCTATCAAAGAAATTATTGCTCAGAAAGAAGAGATTGCTAAATTCAAGCAAGTTCTTGTTGCCTTTGATAATGATGAAGTAGGCCAGAAGATGAATGGGGATGTCGCTCGTTTATTCCGTGGCAAAGCTATGAAGATTCAATATCCCGCTGGTTGTAAAGATGCTAATGAGTGCTTACAAGAAGGCAGACATAAAGAATTTGTTGAAGCTTTCTGGAATCCAGTAGAAGTATTTGCTGGTGGTGGTAAGATTAAACGTGTATCTGCGTTAATCAAAGAGGCCCTTAAAACGCCTGAAATGGGACAAGATTGGCCTTGGCCTAGTATGAACCATTTAACCTTTGGTATACGTCCTCACGGCCTTTACGTAATGGGTGCTGGTACTGGTGTAGGTAAGACAGAATCAACTAAAGAAATTGTATTTCATCTCATAGAGAAGTACGATGAAGAGGTTGGTGTAATCTACTTAGAAGAACCAGCCCCTAAAACTGTCCGTTCATTTGCTGGTAAGCTTATTAATAAGCGTATTGAAGAACCTCAAATTAATGATAAAGAAATGCAAGGCTACTCTCAGGATATAGATTATACTGAGCAAGACGCGGAAGATGCTATTTATCAACTTGAGTCAATGGATAGATTACTCGTTGCTGATACAGGTGGTCAGAAAGATATTGATACTGTGATGGAATTAATTGAAGAGTTCCTAGCTATGGGTATTACTAAGATTGTAATAGATAACCTAACTGCGATTGAATTACCTAAAAGTGGTTCTAAAGTAGAAGCTATTGATGAAGCTATGAAACGCATTGGTACTTTCAAGGATGAAAAGCCTGTTAGTATCTTTCTATTAGCTCATCTTAAAAGACCTCAAGACCCTCGTGTACCTCATGAGATGGGTGGTCAAGTTCAAGTAAATGACTTCCGTGGTTCTGGTTCTATTAACTTTTGGGCTAATGTTGTTATAGGTATTGAGCGTAATACTTATGGTGAAACTGATGAAGAAAAACGTATGACAACTTATAGAATCGTTAAGTGTCGTGACCGTGGTGTTTCTGTTAATCAAACAGTAGTTGCTACAATGTCACCGATGACAGGGCGATTACTAGAGCCTTCTAGTCATTCCGCATATCAGCCCCCAATAGAAAGTAAGAAAGTTGAACCACAAGAGCCTGACTTAACTGAAGAGAACGAGGAGTTCTAATGGATATAAGTGAAATGGATATAACTGACCAGATTATAAAGTCAGTAAACGAAGGCATTGCACAAGCAGGAGCTAACCACCTAGTGGTAGTTATCTCTCGTGCTCGTCTTCTTAGTTTAGTAAATGACTTAAATGAGTCACTTCGAAGAGAGGCTAATTTAACAGAAGCGTTAAGAGCTCAGACTGTTGATGACTCTCGTGAAGGGCGTAACCAGATACAGGGCCTAAAGGCTGATGTATTAATTATTGATGATATTGAGGATGATAACTATCATGGCTAAAATTAATAAGAAATTATTCAAAGATGTAAGTAAAGTATTAGGCGCTCGTACCGCTAAGCGTAAGCTCTTAACATTGCTTAAGCATAATACGAAATGTCAGTTAAGAGATACTGAATCTCTCTTTTGCCTTCATTTAGGTGAAGGTTTACATAAAGGAACTGAGTGGCATTTCTGGTACACTGTAAACGCAAAAATAGAGAACAGAAGTTATCTTACTTAAATAGGAAACTATTATGAAATATTATCCAAGTAAATTCCCGAAAGGGGAACGCCCTTCAGGTAAGGGTAGATTTATCTGTCTTGATTCTGAGGCAATTGGTTTATTGTTTGCATTACGTAAAGGGGATTCTACATCTAGTCACTGTATAGTAGCTATTGATGCACGTTCTCAAGAAGTATTTGTATTCTTCGACCCATATGAAGCGCGTGACCCTGACAACCGTGAGATGCTAGAACAAGAAGGCACTCAGCATGGTTACTTGAATGATGGCATTAAGTTTCTTATGGAAGCAGAGTCATTAATTTGTCAGAACTTTTCTGGCTATGATGCTCTCGCTTTCGAGAAAGTGTTTGGTAAAGAATGGCATTACAATTACATGGAGAAGCGTGGCAAGAATGCTGACCGTGAATGGTACTATCCTAATAAAGTGATGGATACCTATGTAATGTCATGTGTGTTAAACCCTGAACGTAAAGTGCCTCCACAGGCATACGCTCTAGGTCGTGGTAATGTTGGCCCTCATTCAATTGAAGCTCATGGTATACGTATCGGAAGATATAAACCTGATAACGAAGATTGGACAAAGCTTACTGACCATATGATTCATCGTTGTGAAGAAGATGTGCATATCGGATTAGATATGTATCATTACCTCATGAAAGAATGGGAAGAGCAAAGTGCTAAACCGAATCCACGGACAAAGCTAGGCATAGGAACAGCTTACCGTTGTGAATTACAGACAGCATTCGCAGTAGCTCGACAAGCCCAAAGAGGTTTTAGAATCCATACTCAAAGAGCACTAGAACGTGTAGAGATATTGGACAATGAAATAATTACAACACGAGAAGGCTTTGAACCTCATATGCCGTTACGGTTATTGAAGAAGAAGCTAACTCAACCTGTTAATGGTATTACTCATGGTAGCTCTTTAGAAGTTACTAAAGGCATTACTAAGAAATTAACTGCCAAAGCATGGCGAGCTTATCTTGAAGCATTTTGTGAAAGAGATGCTGATAGTTTCCTAGCTCGTTTTGGACAAGAAGCCGTTAATATGATGTTCTCTATAGAAGAAGGGAATAAGGTTACTCAGAAAGCTTTACAGGAGCTTATACCAATACAGCAATGTAATGATGTAGGTGAGTATACAGCTGGAGTTACTAAGCACTATCCTGAAGTCCGTGGTTTTATCCATGACTATGATAGCCCTATGGTAATGGGTGACTTTACTCCTATCCGATATGAAGAAATCCCATTAGGTAATCGTGATTCTGTTAAGCAGGTATTATTTGATTATGGATGGCTTGGTGTTACCTATAACAAGGCTGAACAGAAGCTCATTGATGATGGTCAAGAGTGTGACCTTAAGCCTTGGGCTGGTAAGATAGATGAAGCGTCTATTGATGCTTGGATTGCTCGTGATGGTGATGCTGTTCCTGAATGGTGTAAAGGTATTGCCCGTTGGTATATTCTTACATCTAGAAGAACTCAGATACTTAATCCGAAAGATGTAGTCTACTTCCAAGAGAATGGAAGATGGCCTAAGCAACAGAATGGTAAACGTCAATGTCGTGGCCTTATAGCAAGAACACGTAATGATGATTATTGTATGGAAGCTCAGGATTACTATGAGCAGTATGATAAATGGCCTACTGATATGACTGAGGAATGGAGAGCACCAGCTGAAGCATTTGCTTGTGCAACTAACACTTTCCGTATGCGTCATAAAGTTGTTGTTAATATACCATCTCGTGGTCTATTCCCTTTACGTGATTTATTCATAGCAGGTATTGGTAAGAAGATACTAGGTTGTGATGGCTCAGGTCTTGAATTACGTATGCTTGCTCACTTCCTTAATGATGCTATCTATCAAGAGGTTGTATTAAGTGGTGATATACATACATATAATCAAGAACTTGCTGGCTTACCTTTACGTGATATGGCTAAGACATTCATCTATGCTTTCTTATATGGTTCGGGTGTAACTAACCTAGCTAAAGTATGTGGTATGAGTACTGCTAAGATGTCAGGTAATATTGAGCGCTTCAAGCGTGAGTTACCAGCATTAGCAAAACTGATAGAACGTATACAAGCTTCAGGTGAAAAGGCTGGATACTTACTAGCGGCTGATGGTCGTTGGGGTAGAATCCGTAGCTCTAATGGCAAGATGCTAGTTCATACAATGCTTAATGTATTACTTCAAATGACTGGCTCTATTAGTATGAAATATGGTTTGTGTTTCGCTGAGAGAGTTATGATATCTGAAGGCGTTGGCCTTGATGAAGATGGTTATGTTGCATGGGTAGCTAACGTGCATGATGAAGTTCAAATGGAAGTACCTGAAGATGAGGTAGAGTATGTTGAATACCGTATCGAAAAGGACAAATGGAAAGTCGAAGAGAAAGCTGAGTACTTTAAAGAAGGCAAGATGTTTTCTGCTCCTACGAAGATTGGAGTCTGTGAAGGAGATGGAACAGTTATCATCCAACGCAGTTACCACAGAGCAGGTCAGATTATAAATGAAGCTTTTGTAAAAGGTGGTGAATTCCTCAAGTTACGTTGTCCATTGGCTGGAGAATATAAGATTGGTGATTCATGGCACGATACACATTAGAAAAGGCGAGAGCATGGAGGCACTGGAAACAGTGCTTTTGTACTGCCTCTGAACTCAGTTTACTTTATAAGATTTCTATGCCCACTGCATACGCATGGATTAGAAGTTGGAGAGCAATCAATTAATTAGGTTGCAGTATAGATATAATAACCCGCACAATTTGGAGATTCAAAAATGAATTTAGTAAAACTATTAGGATTAGCAAATCGCTGTGTCCGTAAATTAATAAAGTTCGAAACAGTACGCCTTGCAAATAAATACAATAAGATAGGTGATAATGTACTTGCTTCGTACCATAAAGAAGAAGACGCAAAAGAGAGAGCACAAGAGCTTGCTAATAAGCTGAAAGCTCATGCCGCTTCAACTCGTAGTAAGTCTGTTGCTAAAGCTCGTACTGAAAGTACAAAGACTTTTGATGCAATTACCATCCTCAACTCTCTTTAAGGAGATAATATATGTCTGATTTTGATTACGGTGCAGAACCAGTTGCTTCAGCTGGCGGTAAATTTAAGAACCCTACAGTCGGTAAACATGCCGCTCGTATCCGTTCTATTATACATCTTGGTATATGTATTGAATACTTTGATAAGAAAGCTAAACCAGCCGCTCCTGAAGTGGTAGTAGTTTTCGAACTTAAAGAAGATGGCGACTTTGCTGATGATGGTGAGACTCCATTAGAGATTAGTAAAGCGTTCCCATTACGTAAAGGTGATAAAGCCTTTATGACTAAGTTCCTTAAAGCTGTTGACCCTGATGGGACTTCTAGCGGCTTTGATGACTTCATAGGTAAAGTTGTTGAAGTTGAGCTTAAAGGTAGTAAAGAATTAGATGATGATAAGAAGCCTAAGTATGTTAACTTTGCTGGCATCTCTTCATTACATCCTAAACTTGTAGCTATCACTGATGAGCTTTCTGTAGCAGGTGTTGGTCATTGTAAATTCGTTGACCTTACTGAAGCAGCAGTTAAAGAACTTAACCCTATTATGGAAGTAGCTAATCTTATGATGGCTGGTCCTACATATGCTGGTTCTAAAGCAGAGTCAATTGTCAATGCTATCCGTGTTGATAACCCTGAGTTTGCTAAAGCTAAAGCTAAAACAGACAGCAAGCCTAGTGGCAGTACTGAAGGTACTAACTCTGAACCTGAAGAGCCTCGTGAGCCAGCTGAAAAGCCAGCAGAACTCGAAGCTGATGAAGAATTTTAAGTAGTATCCTAGCCCTGACCTAAATGGTTGGGGCTTTATTTTGTAAGGAGAACTAACATGGCATTCGACTACGGTGCAGAAGTTGCAGAAAAAGTTAATACTTTTAAGAAATGGCCCAAAGATGGTGATATGTGTTGTCTATTAGATGGCGATATGTTGCCTTATATTGTTGGCTATTCTACAGATGAACTAAGAGCAATGCGAGCAATCAAGATGGCACAGTTTCTTTATGGTAAAGAGCCTGACCCTGATGATTGGGCTTGGATTGAATGTCTGTTAAAACAACCTTATTTTGAAGACAAGATAGACCATCTTAATTTTGAATTAAATAGATGGGTTACAGAATCTAAAGCTGACTCAGCTAAGATTTATTTAACAAGCTCAGCTGATAACTTCCGTATTGATATAGCATTCAGTCGTAAGTATAAAGGTGAGCGTAAGAAAGGTAAGCCTCCTTTCTTTAAAGAATTCAGGACTTACTTATTAGTAAAGCATGAAGCTATCCTCGCCATAGGTGAAGAGGCTGATGACCTTATGTGTATTGAACAAGAGTATCAGAATAGATTACTAGAAGCTCAAGGTGTTGAGATTGGTAGCCATACTCACAAAGACTTTGCAAATACTATTATATCTACTAAGGATAAGGATTTAAGAATTAGAGCAGGATTACATCATTGCCCTACATCTAGAGAAATATTCTTCGTAACTACATTAGGTTCTTTAGAGCCTGTGTGGAAAGATAAGCAGTCTGTTAAGTTTGAGCACTGGCCTACTGTAAAAGGCGTTGCAGTTAATCCTGATATTAACAAAGGTCCTTATGATGCTTTCAAGCGTGGTGCTAAGAAAGGCGTTGTCAAAACTAAACGTGTCAAAGTAGGATATGAGACAACTCAGTATATAGATAAGCTAAAAGGTGGAGGACTTAAGTTCTTTTACTCACAACTTATCGTAGGTGATGTTGTAGATAATTATTCAGGTATTGAAGGTTGTGGTAAAGAGATAGCGTATGAACTCCTTAATGGGTGCTCAAGTGAACGTGAACTCTTCGAGACTACATTGGCCCTATACAGAAGTAAGTATAGTCCTGATAACTCTCCTATTTGGCGTGAGAACTATAGAGGCGGTAAGGCTCTAATAACACCATATCAATTAATGCTAGAACAAGGGCGATTAGCTTGGATGCAAACATCCGTAGGTGAACTATGGCGAGATAAGCATTTCTGTCCTAGTGGAGTAGATGAAATATGGAAGAAAGAATAAAAGCAAAAGACCTACCTAATATCAAGAAGATATTAATAGCTAGGCAGAATGGGCGCTGTCCTTTATGTGAGAATGACTTACGTAGAATCAAGCCCATTAATGTAGTAGTTGACCACTGCCATGAGACAGGCCGTATACGAGCCGCTCTCTGCCGTGGTTGCAATGGTGCTGAAGGTAAGATAAAGAACTTAGCTATCAAGTTTGGTAAGACTAAAGACTATGTTTTATTCTGTCAGCGATTAATTAAATATTGGTTATATCATCGTCTAAATAAATCCGAATGGATACATCATACTTACAAGACACAAGCGGAAGACCGAGAATCTCGAAACAAGAAAGCTCGTACTGCTTATGCTAAGAAGAAAGATGAACTAGCACGAAGACAAGCCTCACTCTTAAAACGGAGAGCTAAATAAATGGCAAAAGGTAAACTACGTAAACTCTTTACTAATGATGATGTATCTGAGGCCCTACGTGCTTCAAAAGGTAACATCAAGGAAGCGGCTTCAATCCTAACAGGATTTGGTCGTGGTGCAGTTTCTAATCAGCTTATGGGCTATTGGAAGAAGCATATTAATACAACTAATAGTAAGGGCCAACCCTTTGCAGGTACAGGCCAGATTGATAAAATTATTAGTTCTAACATGGAACTTCGTTCTCCTTCAAGAAATGATGATGATGCTCAAGGTAGATTTACAGATATCGTAGAAGATAATTCTCGTATCTTAATAATCCCTGACCAACATGCGCCTTATCATCATCCTGATGCAATACAATTTCTAATAGCGGTTGCTGCTAAGTATCAGCCAACTCGTGTCTTAAACTTAGGTGATGAGACAGACCAACATGCTTTATCTATGCACGATTCTGACCCGAATTTAGATAGTGCTGGTGCTGAATTACATAATGCTCGTATCTTTATTAATGACCTTGCTAAGGTGTTTCCTAAGATGGATATATGTCATTCAAATCATGGTAGTTTAATTTATCGAAGAGCTTTTAAATCTGGTATCCCTCTTGAATACATCAAGTCATATAGAGAAATTCTATTTCCTGATGGCGGTGGTGATGGCTGGAACTGGAAAGATAAACATCGTATAGTTTTACCTAATGGTGAAGATGTTATATTTCAACATCAATCAGCTGGTGATACTTTAAATAATGCAGCACATGAAAGAGCTAGTATTGTTGAAGGTCATGAGCATGGTAAGTTTGAAATTCAATATCGTTCATCTACTAACGCATTATACTGGTCTATCATTAGTGGTTGTTTAATTGACCCTAAAGCATTAGCATTTGCATATGGTAAGCTGTTCCCTAAGAAGCCTATTATAGGTTGTTCTTTAATCATTGATTCAATACCTCGCTTAGTTCCTATGGAGCAAGATAAGCATGGACGTTGGACAGGAATATTAAGAGGTTAAGTATGTCTGATTACGATGGACAAAGAGAGCGTTACTGTGACGACTGCAATACATTCAATAACTTCAAAGCCGCTGCTACTGTTGGTAAAATAACAAGTTGCTATTGTGGTACTGAATTTGTTGCTATGGATAAAGAATTTGGTCTTAAAGGCCCTTCAGATGGAGCGGCTATTCGTGGTCCTTCAGGTCCTTCTAACTCCAATGGAGGTTCTGCTAATTACTATAAGCTTAAGGTTAATGGTAACGATGTAGAGACTCAGGACATTATCGAGCAAGTGTTTGGTAATGACTTTGACTTTGGCAACAACTTCAAAGCAATGGTCCGACTATGGGGCTTACTTAACGGTGGTGGCAAAGCTGGCACATCTTTAGAGTATGATTTGAATAAAATTATTTATACTTGTGAGAAGCTTAAGAAGCGTCATTGTGGATAAGAACATTGAATGGCTGAAGGCTATGATAAAAGAGGCCAGTAATAATGCTGACCTCAAATCATTTGAAGCCTATACAGAACTCCTAGAACACTGGGAGAATTTAGATACAAAATCTCTATAGTTAACATCTACTTATTATTAGGTTGTTCTATAGATACAAATTGACAGGAGACATGATATGTCAACTCAAGAAGAACAAGAACAAACTATGCGTAGAGTAGATTTAACTCAGCAAATTACTAACCGTTTAATACATGGTTTTCCTATAGCCATTGAAGATATCAGAGAGGCCGAAGAACTTGGCATAGATGTCGAACTTATCACCATTACTGTTGGTGAATGTTATGAAACTCAAGAGTAATAAAGTCCACATCCCTGATGATGTATTTGAACTATTCATGCAACTTACGAGAGTTGAGCCAGCAGGTATAAATGCTACTCTAAATACTCTAGTTTGGAACGAATGTCTTAGAGATATTCGTGACAAAGTAACATTGCATAAGGAAAGGCAATCATGATTAGAAAAATGTGTGAGCTAGATATTCCTCAAATTGCCCTTATGGGCCTTGCGTATTCTAAAGAAACAGATACTCATGATAGTTTTGATTATGATTTAGATACAGTTATGTTACAGTTATCTCTAGCTGTAGTTGACCCTAATGCACAGATACTTGTTGCCATCAAGGACAATACAGTCATAGGGTTTATATGGGGCGTTATAACGCACTTACCTTGGTCTACTGAGGTGATTGCATTAGATAACATCTTGTACATAGTACCATGCTGTAGAGGAGAGATTCACGGAATTCGTTTAATCCGAGCCTATGAAAGTTGGGCTGAAAGTAAGAACGCAACTCAAGTATCCATTAGTATCGCTTCAGGTATAACCGAGGACCGTACTTGTAATATTTACAAGCGTCTTGGATACTCCTATATAGGTTCTCAATATCGTAAGGATATATAATATGTCGTTAAGTGCTCCGAAAGTAGCCGCTCCGATTGTACCAGCAAAACGAGTAGAACGTACCGAATCAGCCGCTCCAGAAGATGTTATTCTAGGTGGTGCTGATGAATTAGAATCTGATGTTACAGACAAGAAAGGCAAGAGAAGCTTATCTCGTCCTACTTCAGGTTTAGCTGTTTAGGGGGTAGATTATGTCTGCTAATAAAATCAAATTAGGTGGAGGTAAGTCTCCAATACCTGAGATGTATGAACAGTTTCAAACTAAAAGAAATCCTTATTTAGATAGGGCTAAAGAATACTCACGTATGACATTGCCGTATCTAATGCCAGAAAGTACCAACCGTTCAGGTGGTGACAATCAGCATGGGTTTCAAGGCATAGGTGCTCAGGCAACTAATCATCTTGCTAACAAATTGACGTTAACTTTATTCCCACCTCAACGTAGTTTCTTTAAACTAGAACCCTCAGATGAAGCAACAGTAGAATTAGAAGAGCAAGGCTTTACTAAAACTGCATTGGCTACACATCTAGCTTCTATTGAAAATAAAACTATGTTAGTTCAGGAACAGAAAGCCTCTCGCTCAGGAATGACCGAGGCTTTCAAACAACTAACAGTCACAGGTAATGTATGTCTTTACTTACCTCAAAAGAAAGAAGGTCTATTACAGGCAATTCCATTAAGTAATTATGTAGTTAAGCGAACCTTAGATGGTCAACTTAGGTCACTAATTATATTAGAAGAGAAGCCTTTAGAAGATTTAGAACCAACTGTACAAGCGCTTATTAAGTCAAATGGTAGACATAGTATGAAAGGCAATGAGCCTGTTAAATTATATACTATGGCTAAGTATAACGATGGTATGTTTGATATTACTCAATCTGCTTTCGATACTCCATTGGCTACTAAGAACCGTATCAAAGCTGAGAAGCTACCGTGGATACCATTAAGATGGAACACTTGTTATGGTGAAGATTATGGTAGAGGTTTAGTAGAAGACCATGCAGGAGACTTCTTTGTCGTTGAACTATTATCTGAAGCTGTAGCTAAAGGTATGGTATTAATGTCAGATATTAAATATCTCGTAAAGCAAGGCTCGACTATTGACCTTGAACATCTAATCAACTCGCCTACAGGTGAATTCATCTATGGTAATCTTGATGATATTGGTGTATTGCAATTAGATAAATTTGCTGATTACTCTAAAATCACTGAAGTCCTAAATGAATACAAGCGAAGAATTGGTCAAGCATTTATGCTTCAATCTGCTAATCGAAGAGATGCTGAACGTGTAACCACTGTTGAGCTTAGATTAGATGCAGCAGAGTTAGAGACTTCACTTGGTGGTATTTATAGTCAATTTGCACAGACATTACAACGTCCACTTGCATTACTATACTTACAACACGTTAGTTTACGCTTAGGTAGTGAGACTCTCACACCTATTATATTAACTGGACTTTCTGCTTTAGGTAAGTCAAATGACTTAGATAAGATATCCCAATTCTCAGAGATGATGCAAGTGCCGCAGTCGTGGCCTGAACCTGTATTAGCTCGTGTTAAATGGGACGATTATGCAGCTTCGGTTGCTGCCTCTCTTAGTATGTCTATGACTTGGTTTATGTCAGAAGAAGAATTCGCTGAGTCTCAAAACTCTAAAGCGGAAGCTGAACAACAACAAGCAATGACAGCAGAGGCTAGTAAGGCTATCCCTGATGTTATCAAACAACAAGTAGGAGGATAGCAGATGGCTATTGAAGTGCATGATGCACCATTAGTGGTGGAAGGTCAATCACAGGAGAATGAAGATGTATCGCCTGAAATTGAAAATGAGATTCCTGAGGGTGAAATATCGCCTGAAGGTACTGAAGTGGTTGCTGATGATAAGGGCGATGATGCTAGTATCGACACTGACTTGGATGGCGACACTACTGATGAAGAGCCTGAAGGTGATGTAACATTTACTTATGATGGCCTTGAAGTCAATGTAGGTATTCCTGATGACTTACGTGAGCAGTTCGCTGAAAAAGATTTAAACATTGATGACATCGTTAAAGAATTATATGATGGTGAATTTGGGTTATCTGAAGATTCAAAAGCTAAGCTCAGTGAAGTCTATGGTAAAACTATTGTTGATAGCTACCTTGATGGTGTGAAAGCTAGAAATGATTTATTCAAAAGTGCTCATGATAAGTCTATTTCAGATAATGAAACAGCAAATGAAGAACTTTGGAACACAGCACTTACTCAAGTAGGTGGTGAAGATAACTGGAATAAGTTTGAAGCTTATGCACAAGATAAGTTTACAGATGATGAATTTGATGAATTCAATGCAGTTATGAATAGTGGCTCAGCTTACTCTCAAAAATTAGCAATAGCAGATGTAATGTCTCGTTATTCTGAATCTGAGGGAGATGACCAATTAGATATCATTGATGGTTCTAGTATTACTAAAGAATCTAATAATGAGGCTCTATCTCAAGCTGATTACCTTTCTTTATTCAAGTCAGGTGAGTACAGTAGAGACCCTTCTAAGTATGATAATATGCGTAGAAAGGGACAACAATTGGGCATCTAAGAATTAATTAAGTTGCTCTATAGATACAAGAGAGAAAAGTAGTCCTAGAGATTATAGAGAGTATGGTAGTGATAGAGGGTATTTATCCTCTTCTTATTACCTCCTCTTCTCTTATTGTAATTAATATTAATTATATATATAAACAATAACCTCTTTAAGGAGATTTATAAAATGGCAGGTTCTCAAGCAGGTGCTTTAACAAACCCAGCGGTTTCCGCTTCAGGTGAAGTAGATTCATTATTAATTGAAAAGTTTACTGGTAAAGTACATGAACAATATTTAAAAGGTGAAAACCTTCAAGCATACTTTAATATGCAAGAAGTAACTGGTACTAATATGGTATCAAATAAATACATTGGCGAAACTGAATTGCAAGCGATGATTGCAGGTCAAGAAGCTGAAGGTCATGAAGTTGAATACGACAAGAATGCTCTTGTGGTAGATACCTCTGTTATTGCACGTAACATTGTAGCTCAGTTACATGATGTACAATCAGACATCGAAAGCAATAAATCTAAAATTGCCATGAATCAAACCAAGCAAATTAAAAAGCTTGAAGATGAAATGATTATCCAACAGTGTATCTTTGGTGCTATTTCAAACACCGAAGCTGTACGTACTACTCCACGAGTTAAAGGTCATGGTTTCTCAATCAAGACAGTTATCTCTGATGTTCAAGCTGATGAAGCAAACAGCATCTTAGCAGCTATTGAACTTAGTTTAGAAAAGCAGTTAGAACAAGATGTAGAAATTAATGATGTTGTGTTAGTAATGCCTTGGGCATCTTTCAACGCATTATCTGATGCTGAGCGTTTAGTTAATAAAGACTATACATTAGAGTCAGGTGTTACTATCTCAGGTTTCGTATTGAAGCGCTGGAATCTTCCAGTAGTTCCTTCTAACCGTTTCCCTAAAGTTGCACATACTGGTAGTAAGCATCATTTATTATCTAAATCGTCTAACCAGTACCGTTACGATGTAACTACTGAAATGACTAATTGTGTTGGTATTCTATTCACAGCTGATTCATTATTGATGGGCCGTACAATTGCTCTTCAAGGTGATATCTTTTGGGATAAGAAAACCAAAGCTTTCTTCGTAGACTCATGGTTTGCTGAAGGTGCTATCCCTGACCGTTGGGAAGCAACAAGTGCAGTATTTAAAGGTGGTTCTGAAAATGCCGCTGTTAAGACTCGTGCTGTTCGTAAAGCAACACAAACTCAAACTGTATCAGCTTAATCTTTTAAGTTAATATAGTCCTAGCCCCTCCTAATTAATTTTAGTTGGGGCTTATTTTTGTCATAATAACTAGGAGGCTCTATGGCACTTACAATGACAGATGCAATAAATGCTTGTCTACGTGGTATCGGTGAAGCGCCTGTAGCAAGTGAAGACACTAACAACCTTGATGCGGCTGTTGCTATTGATACTATTAAACAAGTATCCTTAGACATACAATCAAAAGGTTGGTGGTTTAATAGAGAAGGTGAGTGGAAACTTTCACCTAATGTTAATGAAGAGATAAGCGCACCTAATGATATCATTGATATCGTAGCGTGGAGTGGAAGCCGTAATTCTGACCTTACATTACGTCAAGGTAAAGTATACGATAAAGTATCTCATAGTTTTAAACTATCTCATTTATTGAACAGTGAAGGTCAGATTGAATTTACTTTCATTACTGATATTCCGTTTGAAGACTTACCACCAGTTGCCCAATTTGCAGTCCTATACAGAGCACGTAGATTATTTGCTCAAGATGTAGAAGGTGATGCACAGAAATGGCAGTTCACTAAGTCTGATGAGACAACAGCACAGATGGCGCTAGAAGCGGCTGAGCTTCGAAATAAGAAGTTTAATGCTTTTAATAACCCTAACGTAGCGGCTTCAGTCTCTCGTATAGGAGGGCCTAACGCACGAAGTATTGGGTATCGTGCTGGTGCATTTCCTCGTAATATTAATGGGGGCTAATCATGGGTAAAGTAACTTCAGCATGGGCTAGACCCATTCAAGGTGTTTCTCAGCAGCCTGAGAAGATACGTAGAGATGGTCAATGTACTCTTCAAGAGAACATGATACCCTCTGTAGTAGATGGCCTTAAGAAGCGAATAGGTACTTATAATATATCGAAGATACTAACTACATTGCATGTTGATTCTAAGGTACATTATTATGCAAGAGGTGATGATGAAGAATATCTTATTATACTTGAGCCTAATACAAGCCCTCGTGTATTTGACATGGCAGGTATTGAACAGGTAGTTAATATAGAAACTAATTTGGATTATACCAGTAGTGATTACTCAAGTTTAGATAATCCTAGATTAGATATCATAACTGAAACTATCTCAGATTATACCTTCTTTGTTAATAAGAAAACAGGTGTTTTAAAAGACCCTGCAATTACGCCTGACCTTGCTAAGAAAGCATTAGTATATTGTCAGTTTGCTAACTACGGTCGTACTTATGAAATAGTAATTAACGATGTTGTTGTCGCTTCTTATACTACACCTAATGGTGATGTACCTGAGGATATAACAGATGTAGACACATCTTATGTTGCAGCTAGGCTTGTGAGCAATTTCACACGAGCTAATACATCTATTACCCAAAACGGGAATGTACTAGAGGTAACAACAAGTGAAATAGGTCCTTTTGAAGTAACCACAATAGATGGTGCGGGTGGTGAGGATTTAATAGCAGTGCAAGGCACAGTTGATTCATTAGCTAAATTACCTCCTAAAGCTCCTATTGGATTTAAGGTCCAAGTCAAAGTAGCAGGAGAGAAAGACTCTGGAGCTTATTGGTTAGTTGCTACTGGCAGAGATGGTGATGTTGTTAAGTGGGTAGAAACAACAGGTCCTAGAGTAACTACCGCATTTGATAAAGGCACAATGCCTCATACATTAATTAGAGAGTCAGTTGATGTAAATGGTATTGCAACCTTTAAATATGATAGAGGTGAGTGGGAAGCCAGAGATGTAGGAGATGATGAAAGTAACCCTTATCCATCTTTTATTAATGATACCGTTGCTCAGACTATATCAAGTGTAGGTCTATTTCAGAACAGATTATACTTCACAAGTGGTGAAGCTATTATTACTACACGCACAGGTGAGTTCTTTAATTTCTTTAAAAGAACAACTCAAGTATCTTCAGATGATGACCCTTTCGATGTTTATGCAGATGCAAAACAAGTTAATGAGTTATTACATTCAGTTGTACTTGATGGAGATTTAGTCTTCTTCAGTGAGAATGCACAGTTTATATTAAAAGGTGATAAGCCTATTACTAAAGCAAATGCAACTCTTAAATTGACTACTAGTTTTAAAAGCCAGCGTGAAGCAATTCCAGTGGCGGCAGGGGAGAATATATTCTTCGCATTTAATTATGGGCAGTACTCAGGTATACGTGAATTATTTACGGATAGTGTCATTGATACTAAGAGAGCTAGGCCAGTAACAGAGCACATCGAAAGTTATCTAAAAGGTAATGTAGTTCAAATGGAAACTAGTTCAAATAATAACTGGTTGCTTGTCAGAACAGATGAAGACACTAATGTACTTTATGTATATAATTGGTTGTGGCTTGGTGATGAGAAAGTACAAAGCGCTTGGCATTCTTGGGTGTGGCCTGATGATGAAATAATACGTGGTACTATCTTCTCTCGTGACTTGTTGTACATCTTAGTTGAGAGACCAGAAGGTGTATTTCTTGAAGTCTTAAATATAGGTGACCCTGATGACAATGACTTGCCTTTCCCTGTTAGATTAGATAGAAAGCATACAATAACTGCTACCAAAGTATTAGGTAGATGGGAATTCCCTGACACTTTCTCTGATGAAGAAATAGAGAAACTAGAGTACGTTAGAAGTGTAGGTTGCTATCCAGAAGATATTGGAACTACTGTAATCTTTGAAAGAGGTAATGGTATTTTATTTACAGATGATGAACTTTCTGATGGAACAAGTGCAACATTATTAGGTGGTGTTAAATATACTAGTAAGTATCAACCATCTGAGCCTGTTGTCAAAGACCATAAGGACAGAGTTATCGGTATTGATAAGTTAATGATAGGTCGTATTTATATTAATTATGAACGAACAGGTCACGTAACTGTCAAAGTTTCTGATGATTTTAATGATGTACGGGACTATGAATTCAACGGAAGATTCATAGGTGATTTTAATAATGTAATTGGTTTTGCTCCTTTAGTAGATGGCACTTATGCTGTCCCTATTATGCAAAAGGCAGATAGGGTAAATATCCTCCTTGAAACTTCAAGTCATCTTCCATTTCAAATGAGAGATATGGAGTTAGCAGGTCAATTCAAACAACGTGGTAGGAGAGTTTAGATGGCAGTAGCAACAGCGGTCGTTGCTGTAGTAGGTGCAATCGCTCAAGGTATCAAGGCACAGAATGTAGCCGAGGCTAATGAGAAGCAGCAGAAGTTAAATAATGCCGCAGTTAGTAAAGCAACTTTAGATTCTTATGATGACTTATCGGCATCTGAGCGTGATGTACTTGAAGATACAGCACTGCAAGGCATTGACCAACAGAAGCAAGCTATGCAAGCAGAAGGCCAGATTAACGTCTTAGCTGGAGCTTCAGGCACAGCGGGTGGTTCTGTTAGCAGTATGCTTTCAGATGTTAAACAAACAAAGGGTAAGAACTTATCAACAATTCAAGGTAATCGTACAACTGAATTAGATAATATTAAAACTCAAGCTGAACAGATTAGGCAAGGTGGTGCAGGTCGTATGGGTAACCGTACATTTGATAAACCATCTACAGGTATGATACTTGCTAATTCTGCTATGGCAGGAGCTAGCGCTTATGCAGGTGCTGGTGGTTCATTTGGCGTAGGAGGTGATTAATGTCAGGTAATAAAATTGAAAGACAGCCTACTCAAGGGCTTGCTAATATTCAGGGCCAACGAGCTAGACACTCAGGTCAAACTGTAAATAGAGCGCAAGGTCAGCATACAGTAGGAGATGTAGGAAATAGCGGTATGCTTAATTCTATATTAAGTGCGGCTGGCAATGTAGCTAGTGGTGTGAGTAGAGAATTGAAGCAGAAGAAGGACTCAGCAAAGCTTAAGGGACGTTATGATGCTATGACAGGCCAGATTGCTGATACTGATGCTAGTGACTCTTATAATACCGCTCACGCACTCGTAGGTGCTGAGAATAATATAATCCAAGCAACTTCTAGAATACGTGAAGCGTCTAAGACCTTTGAGGGTACGGATGACGAATGGACAGAATACATGGACACTGAATTTAAAAGTGCTCAAGATTCTACATTCGAGGCTTCACCTATTCTAAGAGATGATGAAAAAGCTCAAACGCAGTGGATGGGCACATTCACTAATATAGTTGGTGAGCAATTGTCAACTATTGCTTATAATCGTCAGTCGGATAAGTTATCTCTTGACAAAGCTCGTAATATTAAGACGCTTGAAAGTAACTTTACTCTTAAGTCTGAGGAGTTAAAAGGTGAAGCTCTTGAGAATACTATACGTGAACAGCTTGAAGTAACTACTGATGCACTTGCACTAACTCGTAATGAGTATGAAGCGACTGTAGTATCAGCGGCCTATAATCAAGCTGTTAATGGTAATGTTAATCTAGTTAATGCTCTTAAGAATATTAATAATGTTGATGGCGTATCTCTTTATGATGCTAATGTAAAATTACAGAAAGCAGAGAAGGCAGGTATCAAACTTAATGTTAGTAATGCTTCAGAAGTATTAGCTAAAACTAAATTAGACCTTGAAGATGATTTTGTCTCAGGTCGTATATCAACTGATAAATTCTTAGCTGAAGCTGGTGCAATGAATGACCGAACATCTAATTCTGCATATACAGCTGAAGGTATGATGAGTGTTGTACGTAGAACACAATCAGCCACTAGTCAGAAGATTAACCTAGAGAATGGTTCTAACACCTTCAATAATGTAGGTCATGAGGGCGTTAAGGGTACATTAGCTACTTCTAATCTAAAACCTAAGCAACAGCAGGACGTAATTAACACTGAGTATGCCAAGCTTATTCAGAGTGTTGATGCGGCTGTTGAACACTATGGTGGTCCATTATCTGATGAAGATGCACGTAAGAGTATCTTAAATGAGAAGATGTTAACCTTTTCTAATAAGCTTGCTTCTAATGGTGTTGTATCTGAGAAGTTCAGAAATACTATTCAATCTATGATGGGTACACCTATTGACGTTTATAACGAAGATGGTAGTGCTCCTGAACAAGTTGGAGAAGCTATTAGTTTAATGAACACATTACCACCTGAAACACTTAGAGCTACTTTGTCCTCTGATAAAGAATTTGGATGGGCTACTAACTTTAAGCGCTTTCAAGAATCAGGTATGTCTCAGGCTCAAGCAGCTGAGAAAGCTAATGCAATTAAAATGTCACCACCTATTACTGATAGAAAAACTAAAGATGACATTGCAAGTGTAGTCAGTAAGCAAACTGAAGACATCTTTGATACTCGTTGGTTTTCAATGGATGATGGCACTAGAGCGCACCAGAAGGCTCGTATTAGCAATCAGATAGAAATACACACAATGGCATTAGTTAGAGCAGGAACTCCCGTAGATGATGCAGGAGCTACAGCAAGTGCTACATTTAACCGTACCCACTTTCAAGTTGAAGATGGAACATATATTAAAGGTAATCAGAATACGGTTGCTTCACTGATGCGTGTTCATCCTAATGATATTAGTAAAACTCTTGAGTATCATAAAGATGCTAATAAGGAGAAGTACGAGCAGGAATTGGCGGGTGAAGAAATGGAAGGTATTTATTATGATATTCAGGAAACTTCGGGTAGTGCTCTCGTTAGAACTGCTACTGGTACTGTTATTGATAGAGTTTCTCTAAATGAAATTGCTATCGGAAGAGATGCGTATCTCCAAGCTAAGCTCGAGGAAGATAATGCAAGCTTCCTTACTCAGCTTCATAGTTCGTTAAGTTATAAAAGTGGCAAGTCTCAATATACACCTACTACACCTGTAGGCTTTGATGAGAATGTTACTAATTTTAATGATGCAATGAAGACAGCTGAGAATGGTATCAAGTCAGGGTTTAATAATGACACTGGTGTCTGGAGTCCTCACAAGTCTCCTGAAGGTGGAGAGCACACTTTGGCCTATGGTCATAAGCTTTCTGCTAAAGAAGTGAAGCAAGGGTACATAGAAGTTGATGGTGAGAACTATAGCTTCCGTGAAGGACAGAATCAAATAACTGAAGATATCGCAGATAAGATATATCAAGCTGACAAAAATAAAGCAGTTGATAAACTTACTAAGAATTGGAAAGGCTTTGATAAACTCCCACAGAACATGCAACAAGTTCTGACCAATATACAGTTTAATGTAAAAGGAAGCGTAACAGCTACCTCTTGGCCTAAGCTGAGCAAAGCAATAGAGTCAGGTGATACTGAAGCTATTAAGAAGGAGATGTTAACCAGTTATAAGAAAGCTGGTTCAACTGAATTTACTGAACTTGAAGGTCGTAGAGATACAATCTTTAATTCCATTAAATTCTAGTGACCCTGAGAGCGCCTTTATATAGGGCGTTCAACTGGACTCATTAACAAAAGGAGGACTATTGATGCAAGATGATTCAGCATTAAAACCGAGTTTTAGAGGAGCCTCTGCACCCTCTACATATTTAACCAATGCAGAACAATTCAATCAAGCTAAAGCGATAGATGCTAAGTATGAAAGCAGTTCTTTCGCAGATGCTATGGGGATTGCCGTTGAAAATGAATGGGCAATTCCTTCAGCTGAAAGATTGATTGAACGTGATAAGACTTTTGAAACAGATGTTAATTTCTCTACAGACCATGCTAAATTATCAGAAGAGTTTGGACAGGAATTCGATATTGATACTCAAAGTTATATTGCAAACTCTCACTCACAAGATGAGCTAAACGCTCGTGTACGTTGGGCGAGAGAGGATATAGAACGCCATAGAGCCTTATCAGACCACGGAATAAAAGGAACAGTTGCTACCTTAACAGCGGCTATTTTTGACCCTGTTGGTATTTTAGCTGGGGCGTTTACTGGTGGTGCATCATGGGTTACTAAAGGTAATACAGTACGTAGGGCTTTAAAAACAGGTGGTGTTGTATCAGCAGAGTCAGCGGCATTTGAGTCACTGATTGTTGCTAGTGATACACAAAAGCAAAGTGAGGATATTCTGTTTGCGGCTGGTGGAGGCTTTGTACTTGGTGCAATGTTATCTCCATTGATGAGAGCAAATGACCCTAGCTTTGCTAAGATTACTGATGAGACAGATGATGTTATTAATTCAACTGTTAATAAGGAGCTACAGCGTAGTCACTCAAGAGAAACGAATGAAGCGGCAAGTGTACTTGACCCTACTGAAATTGATATTGAGGGTACGAAAGTTAGATTAAATAAAGCAAAAGTTAATCAAACTATTGAAGCTCATATTGAAGATTTAACATCTAAATCTCGTTCTGGTATTACTTTTAAAGATGGTAGAGCACAAGCTCAAGTTACCATCAAAGGACTTAAGGAGAACGTAAGTGAACTTATTAAGAAAGGCAAGGACCATAAAGCTCGTGTTGCCGCTAGTCTTGGCGCTCCACGTAATGCTACTGAAGCTAGCAATTATCAATATAGATTTGAACAAATTGCCAAGCTTTACGAGCCTAAGATTAAATCCGCAGAAGAGAGAATTAGTGGTATCGAAAGACAGCTTAATGCCACAGCGGAAGCTAAATCAGCTAGAAAGGAGCTTGAGGCGTTCAAGGGCAAAACGCGGGTTGAGCAAATAAACCAATTGTTTAAAGGTAATGCACCAAGGCTCTCAGATGACATTAAGAAGCAGAAAGCGGCTGTTGCTAGCTCAGTGCCTCCTAAGTCAGTTAAAGAGCCTGAGATTGATTCTAAGGAAGCCTCAGATGATAATGGAGGTTCTGTAGGTGCTGCCAGAACAGATAAACTTAAAGTTGTAGATTTTCCATTTGAATTAAGTGACTCTCTAGATAATCAGATAGAAGATATCATTGACAGCATTGACCACTTACCCGAACCTATTAATATTAAAACAGGTAAAGATAGTGGATTTG